AATGTTGTCTTACAAATGGGGATTAAAAACTGTTTACTATAGTTTAATCAACAAAGTTGGCGCCAAGGCCAGTGTAACAGGAACTAATGTTATTCAGGTCAATGGACACGCTACGGGTATTATGACATCAGATAACGCAATCTTATATGAGCCGTTAGATGATTCTGATTGCGAGGCATGTAAACTATAATGAGTTATTAAATGAGTAAAGCACAATACAACATATCAAAGCAAACAAACTATCTAAAACGTAAAATGTTTTTGGATCCAGAAGGTCCTGTAACAGTACAACGTTTTGAAGAAGTCAAGTACCCTAAGATTGCTAAGTTTGAAGAACTTGCTCGTGGTTTCTTTTGGGTACCAGAAGAGATCAGTCTTACCAAAGACAAGATGGATCACAAGGAATCAAGTGATGCTGTTAAACATATCTTTACCAGTAACTTACTACGCCAGACAGCACTAGACTCAATTCAGGGCCGAGCTCCTAATCAAGTGTTCAGTCCAGTGATTAGCATTCCAGAATTGGAAGCACTTGTATCAAACTGGAGTTTCTTTGAAACTAATATTCATTCAAAGAGCTACAGTCATATTATTAGGAACGTATATGGAGTACCTAAAGAAGAATTTAACAAGATTCACGACACAGATGAAATTGTTAGTATGGCAGCTAATATTGGTCGCTACTATGAGGATCTTCATCAGCTTAATTGTCGCAAGGAAGTGGGGGAAGAAATTGAACTCCATATTCATAAACGAGCAATATGGATGGCATTACACGCATCATATGCCCTGGAGGCTCTACGCTTCATGGTAAGTTTTGCCACAAGTCTAGCAATGGTAGAAAACAAGATCTATATTGGTAATGGCAACATCATCAGTTTAATCCTACAAGACGAAATTCTACATGCCGACTGGACTGCCTGGCTAATTAACAATGTAACTAAAGATGATCCAGACTTCTTGTCAATTGAAGAAGAATGTAAAGAAGAAGTCTATGCAATGTATGTAGATGTTATTCGCGAAGAAAAGGAATGGGCAGAATATCTGTTTAAGTTAGGACCCGTTATTGGTCTCAATGCTACTATCCTCCAAGACTTCGTAGACTTTACAGCATTTAATCGTCTAAAGGAAATTGGTATTAAACATCTTGGAGACCATCCTAAGAGCAGTCCAATTCCTTGGTTTAATCGTCATGTTGATATTAACAAGAAACAAACTGCCCTCCAGGAAAACGAGTCAACTAATTATGTTATTGGTGTAATGTCTGATAATGTTAGTTACGACGAATTACCAGATTTATAAAAAGGATAAAAAATGAAAGCTATTTTGTGGTCAAAGTATCATTGCCCCTATTGCGATCAGGCGAAGAACCTATTGCAGGCAAGAGGTATTCCGTTTGAGGAAAAGAAAATTGGAGATGGATATACCAAAGAAGAATTGTTAGTGGCAGTCCCTAACGCTAGAACACTTCCTCAGATTTTCATAGATGAACAGTTAGTCGGTGGATTTTCGGATCTACGGGAGTATCTAAATGGATGATGATACTATTACCATTGACCCTGATAGTGATACATTTACTATCGATTCTGCTATAGATTTAAACAGTATATATACTAGCAATAACATGACCTACGGAAATATTACTACTGGCATTGGTAGCATTGGAAGTGGCAGTTATATTTTTAATACCAGTAGTACCGCTAACAATATATGGACTACTAGTCCTATAATCACTAGTGGTACTAGTACTCCAAGTTTAAATGTTATTGGAGATGCAGAGTTTGAAGGTAATGTTAAAATTAAAGGTCGGGATATTAGCAAGTTATTTGAAAAGATTGAAGATAGACTTGCTATATTATCAGATCCAGATCCTATTAAATTAGAAAAGTTTGCGGCTCTAAAAAAAGCATACGACAATTATAAACTATTAGAAAAGTTAATTGGTGATGATTACAAAAACGAACCAACCCCTTGATCCAAAACTTGTCTTGTTAGAAAGGCAATTAACTGCGGCTGTAAAACAGGTTGCAGAACTCAATAAACGACTAACGTATCTTGAAAGAGAAAATGCTCGACGTCGTGGAGAAGTTGGGCAAATTGCCGGACATCTAAACAGGAAGTAACATGAGCTCAATAAAAGAATTCTGTAATAAACATAGTATTCGGGTACTTGATACAAATAAACGGGCCAGTCGCTATCATAAAATTAACTTAAATTACTTTAACGATCCTATGGATTATAATAAAGTATTTCAAGATATTGTACATGAATCGGAACCACTATATACTGTAGAGATTGCCGAAAGTGAATTAGAGCGAATTGCAGACTTCGAGAATCAAGTGTTCAACAATATGAAGGAACACGGTCATTACAAAATGTTTGAAGTTATGGCGGAACAAAAAGAACAAGAAAAGTATTTAAAAAACAAATACGCCTCAGTAAAAAAAGCATACGAACATTACAGCCTCATGCTAAAGTTAGCAGAGTCTGGTGAATTATAAAAGGAACAATATGTTATTATCAAAACCAATCGCAGAAGGCGATATAGTCAGTATTAAATTAATCAATGGTGACGAGTTAATTGCTCGACTATCGAGAGACGATCAAACCGGTATTACTATTAATCGTCCATTAGCATTAACTATGCAAGGTGGTGGACTAGGAATGGTACCTTGGGTATTGCTTGGAGATAAAGATGATATCGTATTAAACAGGAATCATGTGTTTGCCATGGTTCCCAGTAAGAAAGATGCTGCCGATCAATATGTTCAAGGAACTACCGGCATTGCACTAAGCTAATAGGAGAATACAATGCCAGTAGAATATCCACAAGTAATTATAGCCATCAAACAATGGATGGGCAATAATAAAACAACCCCCTCCCCATCCTCCCAGATTGACGGACAAGATGCTGTTAAAAAAAGCGGTGGTATGGATTACCTTAAGGCGGCTATAAGCGAGGGAATATCAATGGCGATAAGCGGCGGATTATCATTTGCCACCGGCGGTACCGAAGGCTTTGGCAAATATCTAGACAGCTTACCTCCGGCAGTTAGAGAACCTATCATGGGATTAAAAGATAGTTTTGGAAAATTAACAGACGGGCTTGGCAGTACAACTATAGGTGAATCCTTTAACTCTTTTACAAGCACTTTTACTAATCCAATAGCCGAAGCAATGGAAGGATTTAAAACAGGTCTACAATTAAGTTCTGACAACCTAGACAGTCTTAAAACATTTTATTCAGAAGATGCAACTATATCTGCGGCGCTTGATTCTGCATCCGTTTCATTTGGCAGTACAGTAAAGACGGCCATGGATGCCGCTAAGAGTTGGTCAGATAGTTTAACGTTGGGTACCGGTGATTACACTCTTACCAATGCAATTAATGATACCAATAATTCTGCTTCTAAGTTTTTAGAAGATTATGTAGGTATTACCAAAGCACCCACATTTACTGACCTAGTAGGAATTGTGGCAAAACAGGATTTAATAACCAATATGGATGCCGCACTTATCAAGGAAGAAGAAGCTCGGGCACTGGATTTAACAATTCCAGAAAACTTTGCCGCTTGGGAAGATTCTAGAGACGCTGTGTATGCATCGGCAGCGGCCATTCAAGAAGAAGTTGATAATAATCAAACCGCAATAGCGACCATGGTGCAACAACAAACATTATTAGATGGAATTGGTCAGGTATCTAACATACATAGCCAAATTGAAGACCCAGACGTATTGGCTGTATATGAAAGCACATTACATCCAAATGTTCGAACCACTGCACTACAGTTTTCTGGGCTATTAAAACAAAACACATCAGTACCCGAAATTCCAGATATTGACACCCCCACTTAAATTGGTAAAATCAATAGTTGACATAGACTCCGAATTAACGTATAGTTAACACATAGGAGAAACTTATGTCAACCCAAAATACTTTAGATAACATTAGCAACTACTGCAAAACTAGCAGTGGCGATTTTCAAATCTGGTCCGGCAAGAGCGGAACCTATTACTGGAATCGAGGTAAGGGAACTGCCACTGGACTGGTAAATGGTGTTGTTAGAAAACTTGCCGGCATTGAATCCGCTGGACATCAAATCTGGGTAGTAGCAGGATCATTCAAAATTGCTCCAGATGGTACCATCCTTAGATTTACCGGCTTGCCAAAATCTATACAAAAGCAATTAAGCGCATCTGTTGTTGCTACAGTAGTCCAAAATGATACTGTTACAGTTTAATATCAACAATCCTTGGGGTAACGATTTTAAAAATGTGAAATGTTGGGCGGGCGACTTGCCCATTAAACATAAACATTGGGAATT